GTCAAATCCGGTAATGACGTAGGCGCCGGCGTCCGCCGCGATCGCGAAGCCTTGCTCGAGGCTCGCATCGACGCCCGTGATCGACCAGGCGCCGGCGTCCGCCGCGATCGCGAAGCCTTGCTCGAGGCTCGCATCGACGCCCGTGATCGACCAGGCGCCGGCGTCGGCCGCGATCGCGAAGCCTTGCTCGAGGTTCGCGTCGACGCCGGTAATCGCGTAGGCGCCGGCGTCGGCGGCAATCGTAAACGCGCCGGCGCTTGGCTCGAAAACCATAGCAAAGCCGGCATCGGTTTGGGCGCTTAAAAAATCGCCCCGGACTTGATGCTGTACAGTTGCCGCGTTGGCTGTGGATGCAACAAAAAAACCGGGTATTGCCGCGCCGACTTGTTTAAACCCCGGCGCCCATTCGTAGTCGTATAAATGGCTAACGGGCAAAACGGCGTCGGCCCGAAATTCGACCTTGTGATTATCGACGTCTTTAATCCAACCGCCGCCAACATATAAATTGTCGGCGCCGGGCGGGGTTACTACCGACGAAACAATCGAATTATTTTGTTCCACGATTCCGACTGTCGACGTAACCGTTGGCGCCGATCCATTCCAATCAAACTCGCAAACCAGCCCGGCAATCGCGGCCGCGCTCGAAATATTAACCGTTACGTCGGTTTCGGTTCCGTCGCTTACTTTCCAATATATCGCGCCATCAAAAGCCAAAATATTCGAGGGAACGTCGCGTTCTTTAGTCCAGCCGGCCGGCGTATCGGGCGCCCGAGCGCCGGCCGCGATACTAACGGCCAAAACTAGCAAATTACCGCTAACAGGATTGCGCGCCGAAAAGCTAACCGTGATCGAGGTCGCCGATAGGTTTTCGGCATAATGGCAATGGATACATTCGCGGCTCGCCGGCGTCGTCGATCGGTTATAGCAAAGCCCGATATCGGTGACGTATAGCTTGTGATCGACGGTAGCCGGCATACCGGCTTGACGGGCGACAAACCGGGCATTTAATCCGTTCGCTTGCGCGGCCGTCAAATCGAAATCGGTAACAATTCCTAATTCGTGCGGACCGCCGAGCGCATCAATGTCACGGGCTATGTCCGACGCAATAACGGTTGTGCCGTGCCTGATTTCGGTATCAAGTTCATCATTGCCGGCGCCTTCTGACCAGGCTTCGAAACGCAATAAAATCCCGTTGACCGAATCGGCGTCGACGAAATTGGCCGGGTTTGCGACGTCGACGACAAGCGCCTCATCCTCGGCGCCGGCCTCGATAAAATCCGCCTCGCTTCGGTTTTCCCAGCCTTCGTCAATATCGGTAACGCCGCCGGCGAGAGTCCATCCGCTCGCGCTCGTCGGCAATAGGCGCTCGTAAGCCATTTATTCGTTAACCCATTGCCAACAACAACCGCCAGTCGGACGCCCGACTTTATACGTCGCGTGCGTTTTCGGCCAGTTAACGCAAGCGTCGTTAAAAACATCGATCGCGTCGCGGGTTTCTTTTTTGAGGTTGGTTTTTTCGCCCGGCGGCGGTTGCTTCGTCGGATCGAGCATCAATTGGCAACCGCTCGAGTGCGGGCCGAGCGTCGCGATTCGATAAATGCAATCGTCGCCTTTCGCGTTGGGAAAGACCGGCATTTCGCGACAGCACGCGCCATCGCATAACCGGACTTGTTTAAGAACGAGCGCCATGCCAGGTTTGCCGGCGCCAGGCGGCGCCGGCTTTTTTCTAGGCAATGGTAAAAATCGACGTACCGAAATCGATCGTAAACGATTCGCCGTTGGCGAGCGTTACGCCAGAGCCGTAATCCCAAAACCCGATTAGCGGATCGACCGGGCCGGGCGGCGTATCGTTGTAAAGGACAACCCATTGGAACGTCGCGACCGCGCCGGTCGCGTTCAAAACGATATCGGTGCCGCTAACGTCCCACGTCCCGGCCGGCGTTTCGGCGCCGACGTTGGCGACGTCCGCCGGCATCGTTTCGGTGATATTGGTATAGGCGATCTGCGCGATATCGGCTATAACCGCGTCCGTCGCGATAACCGGCGGGGTATTGGTCAACGCCACGCGCAGCAACGAGCCGGCCGTTGTCAGGACGTGAACGCCCGCCGCCAGGTCGACCGCGAATTGATCGAATTTTTGAAAAGTTGCCACTGTCTACACTCCCGGCGCATTGCGCCTTCAATTAAAAACTAGGGTTCGCCGTGCTCGCGCTCGATCCGGCGATTGTTGCGATCCAGATCGCGAATGATGTAATCAATGCCCGACTCGTTTTTGCTGATCCGCTCGGCGTTGCCGTTCACTGATTTCTGAATCGTTTTTATATCGTCACTCAAAACGTCAATATTTTGGTAGATCCGATTGACGACAAGTAAAACGAGCGCCAAAAGCATCGGCGTCAGCAAGCGAAGCCAAGGCGATATTTCATGCTCGACCGCATAGGCCGCGCGCCCGAGCTTCGTGCCGTTGCGTTGTTTTTCTTCCGACATAGCACGCCTATTGCGATCGGATCGAATCGAGCGCGCCGGCAATAATCGTATTTCGCATGGATTCCAGCCCATCGCGAATAATGTCGGATTGCGCCGCGAAGGCGCCGGCGTCGTTTTGACCAAGCGCGGTATGCGCCGCCTCGAGGGCGCCGGCAACGGCAATCTTGTCGGCCGAGTAGGTCGCGCGCTGCGCGTCGCTCAATCGCTCGCCGTTGTCTTCGATAACGTCGACGTATTTATCGAAGGCTTTTTCCGCTACCTCGAGCGATACCGCGTCGAACGCTTCAGTTACCCACGAATCGGGCGCGTAGGCTTTGAGCGTTTCGCATCCGCCGACTAGCATCGACGCCAGGACTATCAAGGCGGCGCCGGCGCCCGTGTAGCCGCGTTCGGTTAAATCTTTCATGGTTTCGCCCTCTGATTCGGATATGCCCTCGATATTAGCGGGTAATCGATTCAGGCGATAAGGGCAATTGACGCTATTTTTTCAGGTAACGGCGAAGCGTCGATTTCGAAATCCCGTACTTTTTTATCAAATACGATTGATTCCGGCCGTTATATTCCGCCTGAATCAACCGGATTTGCGCCGGCCGGTGTTTCGTTCGGCAACCGCGATACAACCAGACCGCGTTGCCGCCATAGACTTCGCGTTGTTCGTCGAAATAATCCCGGATCACGCGCTCGGCCTCGTTGTCGTCGTAATCGCCGGCCAGGCGTTCGCGGAGCCGCAGTATCAACCCGTTTTGCCAAACCTCGATAATGTCGTCGTCAAGCATTGCCGAGAATATCGCGCTTGAACTGGTCGCGCCGTTTGCGTCCGCGCCGGCGCGGTTTCGGGGTCAGGGTTTTGAGCGCCTCGTCGACCGCCGCCGGCGTCGATCCGCTCGGCTCGCCTTCGAACAGGTCAGCGACTAGCGGGTTAACCTTTTGCCGTAATTGCTCCCATTGACCAGGCCGCCAGCGATTCAACCCGAGTAACCAGAACGCGGCGAGCGCGTAAACCGTGCAATCGAGAGCTTCGTTGCGCCGGCCCGGCGGCAAAACCCATTCGTGGATTGCGAAACCTTTATGGTATCGCGGCATTTTCTTTTCCGAGGTGATTTGCTTGAAAAACTCGCCGTCGAGTTCTTTCGAAAAATGAATATATCCGTCCGCGTCCGGCTCGTCGATTTCGATCGCGTTGTAAATCAAATCTTTCGCCGTATCGGTCCCGACCTGCCAAACTTCGGCGCCGTTTTTGAGGTGCCGCCCGTGTAGGTTCACGTCGACTTTCGCCGGCCGGCCGAGTACCGGCTTGCCGCGCACACTCGACCCCTTGACCGCGATAATGTGGCGCGCCTTCCGCAACCGGCAAAAATCATAGACTTCGTTCGTAAAATGTCCGCCGCTGTCGATCGCCGCCGCCGATATCGACAATTCCCGGCCGGCGTCATGCTCGAACGGCGCCATTAAATAATCGTCGAGCGCGCGCCAGGTTTCGACGTTGCCCGGCGAGCCGTATATCTTGTGAAAGTCAATAATCCATCGCTCGCGGCCGTTATGCCCGACCGTGACGAGTTCGAGCCGGTTGTCTTGCACGTCGACGCCGGCGGTTAGCGCCAGGCAATCGGCCGGGCATCGTCGCAACGGGTATTGCTCGGCGCGGTCGGCTAAATGATGCGGCGAAATCTGTTTTTTAGATTCGACAAACGGCCGGCCCTCGATCGTATTGGTAAACGTCTTTTGCAATTCGCGGTTGCCGACCGCCTCGATGAATTTTTGCGCAATCTCGGCCCACGATTCGAAACCGATCGGCGAGTAAAGCGCGTTAATGTGGAAACTTCGATGCTCCGCGCTGCCCGGATTTTCCGCGCGCCAGGCGCCGGCCTCGAGCATCGCGGTTTTGTGATGCTCGTCGATTAAAACGCCACAATGCACGCAAGCGAGCGCCGCCGTTTTCGGCAACGCTTCGCCGGCGTCGTCTTTTTGCCATTTCAGATTGCGGAATTCTAGCTTTTGCGATTCGCCGCAATGCGGGCAAGGGCAATAGTAAAATTCTTGCGTCCCGAGTTTAAATTGCCGGTCGATGCGCGATAAACCCTCGATCGTCGGCGTCGAAATTTCGAGAATTTTTTTCCGGCTATAGGTTTTCGTGCGGTTTATCGCGAGTTCAACCGGATCGCCTTCGCCGTCGACGTCGAACGGGTAGGCGTCGACCTCATCAAGCATCAGATACTTGACCGGCATCGATCGCAACGCGGCCGCCGAGTTCGCGCCGCCGATCCGCAGTAGCCCGGCCGGAAATTCTTTTAGCAAAACATTGTTGCCGGAATCGCGCGAGCGCGCGAGTTTGATTTTTTTCCGCAAGCAAGGCATGTCGTCAATCATCGGCGCGAGCCGTTGGCGCGACCAGAGTTTAGCAAGCTCGACTGTCGGTTGAACGACGAGCGCCGCCGCCGGCGCGTGATCGATTATAAACCCAACCCAATTATTGCCGAGTTCGGTGCCGCCGACTTGTGCCGATTTCATAAACGTTATGCGCTTCGCTGGATTGTGCGGCGATAAGCAATCCATGATTTCGCGCAGATACGGCACGCGCGACGTGCGCCAGGCGCCCGGCTCCGCGCTCGATTTCGAATTTAATATTCGATATTTGTCGGACCATTCCGCGACGTCGAGTTTTTTTCGCGGTTTGATCCCAAGGCGCCAGCCAGGCCGCGCGCGCGCGAGAGTTGTCGCGGACTCCGCGATTGCAGGCGCAGTCGTGGGCGCGCGCTCGCTGAAGCTCGGCTTACCCACTCCCGGCCGCCTTCCCGTCGACGATAACCTTGCGGGATTTATCCATTTTTTCAACGCAATCGTTGCGCGCGTTTATCAATTCGCCCTCGAGCAAGCGATAGCATTTATTCGCGTCGACTTCGGCCGCCAGCAACGGCGCTATCCGGTCCGGTATCGCTTGCAAGGTTTCCGACAATATCGACGCTATTTCGAAGTCTTGCCGCTCGAGGTATTCGGTTCGAACTAGCTTACCCTCGAGTTCGCCGGTTTTAAGTTCTTGCATCCGACGCTTCGCGCGTATCAATTTCGTTCGCTCGTCTTTTTCTTCTTTCGATGCGACCGTCCCGCGCGATTCTTGTCGCACGAATTCAGAATAAGCGCGGACCGATTCAATCACGTCGTAATTGCCATGCTCGAGGCGCGTAACAATGCCGTCGCTTTCGAGTTGTTGAATTCGCCTTTCCGTCAACCCGAGCAAATACGCCAGGTCGCTAACCGTCGCGCGATATTCTTGATTAATATCGAGTTGCATTATCGATCGACGGATTTCGAATCGACAGCCGGCGCAACGCTTCGGCCGCGTCGAATTTTTCGCCGTCTTCAATCATTTCAGCCACGGCGGAAATACCGGCGCGCAAGTTCTGATTTTCGCGATCGACGCGCGTTGCATAATGCCGGCGGTCGCGTTCTTTCGTTTCGAGCGAGATAACCCAAAAACACAACCCGCAATTGATAATCAGCGAAACGACGAGAGCGATTGCCGCAAGCATTGCCTAATCCTCGATTTGTAAATTCGGATTTGATACCGCGCGCGCCGGCGCCAGGCGCACAACCGGCGAGTGCAATAATATTGCCATGCCGGCGAAGCGAATAACGCGCCGCCCCAAGTAACGCGGACGCGCCCATCGACGAAAGGCCGACCGCACGAATCGCAAACCCTTAACCTATCCATGAAACGAAACCCCTAACAAAACTCAATCACTAATTAAAAAACGCGGCCGGAATTACCCACGGCGCGCGGCCTAGGAAGTACCTTAAAAAATCACGCGAGCGAATCATGCCGACCAATCCCGAGCAACGAGCGCACGGCGCCGCAATCGTAATCCAGCACGCGGCCGCCGGCGCCCGTGCGCCGAACACGCATCGCGCAGTTGCGGCAAATCGTTTGCGATCCGTTGAAAGCATGGCGCCATTCTAGGTATTGCTCGCCGGCGTAGATAATGTCGGCGCATCGCCGGCAATGAAAATCTCCGGGCGCCTTTTTAAATCGGCTCCGCTTCGCGCGTTTCATTTAGCGTCGCCCTCGCTTACCGCGCAATAGCCGGACCATCATTTCGCCGGTCGCCGGCGCGATGCCGCCTTGCCGCGCTTCGGCGCAAACGACGCAATATCCGCGCCAGGAATAACCGCGCTCGATTCGTTCGTCGCATTTCGGATTTCGGCACTTTTCAGATTTTTCATTTTGCATTAGATTGTTTCCCCGTTCTGCCAGCGTCTATAAGACTTGCCCCAATAGGTAACAAGAAAATACCCGGCGTCGGCAACGCCAGGCGGTTTCGATATGCTAAGTTCTCGCGCATACGCGTCCCCGTGGTCGAGCGCGTAAAACTTCGCGACGATTGAATGACGCCTGTTTGTCACCTTGTAGACTTTCGTTTTCATCTGCATTTCATTCGATACCCCTTATTCGCTCCCTGCAGCACACTCTCATTCATCGCTTAATCGCCCGCTCGCAGTTCTTGCAGCGGCGCTTGCCGCCTGTATGGGCGTGACATTCATGCAAAAGCAAACCGCAAGCCGAGGTCAGATAATCGTTGTTAAGACGCAGGCGCCGCCACAAGTGATCCACACCGCGATCCATGTACGAGCGCCAAAATACTTTTTCAGTCTGTGTCATCGCGCGGCTCGCATTGTCCGCAATGCTCGTTTGAGTGAACGCCGAAACGCTGGCGGCCAGGCGCGCGAGGCGCGCTGCTCGGCGTACTGGTAAAACGGGTATCGCGGCCGATATCGTAACGGCGAAGTTTCATAGCCCGCGATTAGTTTCACTTCTTTGTTGCGACGCTTGCCGCGACCGCGCTGCCAGATACCGGCAACGCCGTTGATGCGAGCCGAGAACGTGTCCGGCTTCGCGAGAATCTTTCGCAATTTCCCGAGCCGGCGGCCCGGTATATTGCCGAATCGATTTAGCCGCAAATTAACGGGTATCGCTTCGACGCGGCCTCGAGGCGATCGCGATCCGCCCTCGATTTGAAATCGCATAAATCGTGCGATTGCCGGCAAAATAAAAACCTTCGCGCTCAACCGTTTTTTCGTACTGCGCCGCAATCGGATCGAGCGTTGAACTTGCGGCGTCGGATTATCGAGGTCGGAGCGTAGCCGGCTTTTGGTAAACCGTTGGATTGATTCGGCCGTTTTGTTAAGCGCGAGACTGGTCGCGAACGGGATTTGCCGACGCTGCAAATTATTCAGAAAGCGCGTTGCCTTCTTGACGTCGCTGGTAATTTTGACGCTAACCGTCATTTTTCAAAAGCCTGTTTTGAAGTTCGCGCAATTTTTCGTAAATCTCGGCTTGCTCGTCGTCGCTTTTCTTGTTGAAAATAATTCGGTTTAGATTCGACTCGCAACGCTCGCGCCAGGTCGAAACATTCTCGAATAATCGAGGCATGAAAACCGGGTCGTTGATTTTCATAATTGCGCGGATCGCGACGATTACGGTTAAATTCTGATTGATAAGATTCGTCGTCGCGGTCCATTCTACCGCCTTACTGTGCCGGTGATACCAGCATAGACCCCATTTAGGCGTCTTGTCAGGATTCCAATCGGTGACGAAATCGACGCCGAGAGGGCAGTTGTTAACTTTGCATTGCATCAAATTTACTCCGCGAATATTCCAATTGAACACGCGACCGAAAATCGCCGCGCGTTTCCCCTTGTCCGCGCTTCAATCCCAAATCACGCGCGACTTCTAAAACTCGCTCGTATTGCGAATATTGATTGCCGTTTGTTTTCGGTTTCTGTCGACCGGGCGCAAGCCCGACCTGTTTTTTTGTTTTATTGTTTTCAATAGAGTGACAATTTTTGTCACTGGTTTTGCCCGAACCAGTGACATTTAATGTCACCAGTCGAGTGACAATTTTTGTCACTACTTGACCAGTAGCATTTTTTGACACTGGTTCGGAAAATATCGGATTGAGTGAGTACCGATTGACCTTGCCGAGCCGCTTCGACGTGTCGACCAGGCCGGCCCGCTCGAGGACGTCGAGCGCCTTAAAAATAGTCCGCCGATCGGCGCCAAAACAGGCGGCCGAAAATTCGGTTATGGGTATCGATTCTTCAAGCTTGTGCCATCCGCGAGTCTTGCGAATGATGAAAAGCAAACAGGAAAATTGAACGGGTTTAAGGTGCGGTTGTAGCCGATCGATTAGGACATTCGGCACCTGAAAGCTATTGGGGATAAATTCCGACACTAGCGCCGCTCGGTCGCTTGTCGGACCAGTGAGGGCGCATCGCCGGCGCGCTCGCGCACGGCGGCGCAATCGTATCGCCTCGAGGCCGGGTCGCTCGTTACCGGACGCCGGCCCGCCGGCGACCACCACCCGGTAAAAAGCGCGCAATCAAGACAAATAGTTCTGTCGGAAAAAAGCCCGGCTTTATAGCGTAAATACTCATCGCCTTTTTTGATTTCGGCGCGACACCCTAAAGCGCCGCAGTTGTAAACCTTGCGCGCTTTGACGATTTTGCTATCGGCATAAGTTCCCATTTTTATACATCCGGCATACCGACGTCGCGCCAATGTGTTATCTGTCGATCGCGCCACGACACGCAATCAAAACGCCGATTTCGCTTATCGTACCAGGCGATCATAGGCCGCTTATATTGGCCATTCCAAATGACGTAATAACCCGATTTCGGCGGCTCGACTTCCCATGCGTGCCAGCCGGAATCGCCGTCTTTTCCGACTAGCCGACGCTCGAGGTCTTCGATTAATTCAACTGCCGGCACGCCTAAATCGCAATCGCATACGCCCGGCCACGCTAAAAGCTTTTTACAAAGTTCGTCGCTATCCACAATTCGCCCCTTTTTGGTTTCTGAAAAATATAGTCGCTTCGATTCAATTCGCAAGCTTTTTTTTGCGCTATACTCCGGTCGACCACAACTAGCCAGGCGATCGCCATGATCTATAATTCGAGTGAAATCAACTATATAGCGTTGGAAGAACAGCGCAAAAACGAAGAACGCGAACGAAATTTACAGCGTTTGATTGTTTACAATAATAAGCGGATCAAGGCCGGATTGCCGCCGCTCGAATATCCGCCCGAACTTTGGCGGCCGTTGCATCGTGACGTTATTCGACTGTCGCTGCGCTAGTTAAAATCGAATCCGGTCGAGCTTGCTAACTGGCCTTGCTCGGTTATGTTTGGCGACGTAAGGCTAGTGCAATTCAAAAACATATCGGTAGAATTGCCGCTAGTGCTGGTCGTGTCGATCGCGGTGATCGTCGCGAGGCTCGTACATCCCGAAAACATAAAATCGAATTCGGTGCCCGATTCGGTCGCGAGCGCGCCGAGCGATCCGAGACTTGAGCAATCCTGAAACATTCGGTCGAAATCGGTGACGCCGGCAAATTCGGTATCGAGATTGCAGGACGTCATGCCCGAGCATCCGCGAAACATTGCCGTGCAATCGAGCGCCGCCGTAATCGTGTGCGCCTCGATTACCGCGAGGCTAGTGCAATCCATGAAAGATTCGGTGAAGTTCGTACACGCGCCCATATTGAGCGCCGGCACGGTGGCAAGCGCCGTGCATCCCTTCCACGCTAATTGCAAGGTCGTCGCGCTCGAGAGATTGAGCGCCGGAAAACTGGTTAGGCTCGAGCAACCTTGCCAAGCGTTCGTAAACAGTGTACCGGCGGCGACGCCGACCAGGCCGAAAGACGTCAGGCCGCTGCAATCGGTCCAGCAAAAGCTAAAATTCGTGCAGACAGTAAAGCTGATTGCCGGAAAGGTCGTCAGGCCCGAACATTCGCGCCAGGCTTGCGTCGCCGCCGTGCAACTGCCGAGACTGACAAGCGGAAAACTGGTCAGGCTCGAGCATCCCCGCCAGGTAAAGCTAAGCGAAAAAACGTTATTTAAATCGAGATTCGGAAATGACGTCAGGCCCGAGCAATTTTGCCACGTCGAGGAAAGTGTCGACGTAAAGCCCGATAGATCGATCGCCGGGAAACTGGTCAGGCCGCTACACCCCGACCATGCAAAGTTAAGACTCGTCGCGCTGGTCGTGTCGATTAGCGGGAATGACGTCAGGCCCGAGCAATTTTGCCACGCACTCGAAAATCCCTGAACGCCGCTTGTATCGTCGATCGAAAAAGACGTCATTAGCGAAAGCCCGTTAAAGGCATTATTGAGTTGCGTTAGCGTACTCGCGCCCGTGATTGCAATCGACGTGACGCCGTTCGTGTAGCAGCGAAACGCGCTCGGATTCGCTTCGCTGCGGACCGTTATCGTGCCGGTAGGCACAACCGCCGCCGAATCTCCGCTGCTATAGGTGATCGGGTTTCCGTCACCCCAATCGACCGTGTAGGACGCGCCAGGCGTGAAAGCATGTTCGACTCTGACTTGAATCGAATCGATTAAATTAACTGGCTCGAGGATTGCAACAAAGCCGGCCGGCACGAAAAATTTAAACGGCCCGAGCGTTGTCATTACGGGTTATTAAAATTGAAAACGAACGTTTGCCCTTGGCTATTAACGAGCGTTACCGAATCGATTTGCTCGATCGTGTGCGTATCGCCGTTGGAATCGGTGACTTGTTTCGAGGTTTGCGAGCGCGAAACTTCGGTAAAATTGAAATCGGTTATCGTATCGCCGCCGGCGTCGGATTGCTCGAGGGCTTGTTGTTGTTTCGGCCCGGCGAGCGCGCGCGAATTCTCGTTGACGGCCCGGCCGATATTGTTCAAATACTGCGCGGAAATAACGTCGCCGCGCGTGATCCGGCCAATCAGTTGACTATTGCGCGATTCTGGCATCAAGCAACCGTTAGCGTAGCGTCTTTGCCTTGAATCTGGATTATGGCGGAGTCCGCCAGCAAATTGAAAGCGAGAACTTTGAGCGTAAATCCTAGCGGATTGAAATCGACCGATCGATAGACGTCAAACGGCCGAATCCCTTTTTCGAGGTCGAGCGCGTTGTCGATTTCGGTCCCCTGTATCGGTCGCAACGGCGGCGGATAAACCGTCTTTGCGTTAAAGGTCCAACCCTCGAGCTTGACCGCGAATTGATACGTTACGCGAAACTCCGCGCCCGACTGGTCGACGTTGATCGCGTTACAAAGCACGGCGCCGATCGCGTAACCATTCCAAACCGCCGAGTTGACCTTACCCAAATAATTATTGATATCGGCGGTCGGATACTGGCTTGCCGTGTATTCGAATTCGTGAACCATTCGCGGCCGCTCGACTTCAGCCGTGAATCGCTGAAAAACCCGAACAGGTCCGCCAACCAGGCCGGCGGAATATTGCGTCTTTAACGGTTGCCCGTTGATATCGAGATTCGTTTCTTCGATCGCGAGCCCGGTTCGCGTTTTCGATTCGGCTTGCGCCGATCCGGTGACAACGCCCGTATCGCGGTAATAGCTCAAAATTACGCGATACTGCCCGCCGCCCATCGGTTCAACGCTGGATTCCTGCAATTGAATCGACGGGACGTTAGGGTGCGCGGAGCCGATCGACGGCAATCCGGCATCGTTGAGCGCGTTGTAAAGTAAATCTTCTTTGACGCCGGCGACGCCCGAAACGATCGCGATTCGCTCCGCGCGAAAACCGTTTTTATCGCGCCGCAATCGAGCCGCGTTTTTAATATCGATTTTAGTTGCCACGTTTTACCCTGCTACCGCGCCGCGATTGTCTTTGATCGCGCGCGTGTTTTCGCGAATCGCGTTCGCCCATTCGTCGAAGTTTTGCGGATTCGCGCGATTGAAATCGCCGAGTTGAAAATTCGCATCGCCGGCCGGAATCTGCCCGGCGCCAGGCAACCCGCGCTCGATCCGCGCGTCGAAGGTCAGCCGGCCGATCGCGTCGGTTACGGTGTCGACCGCTTCGGCAATGTCGCGGAAAAATTCGATCGTATCACTGGTAAACGCGGCGATTTTGCTCGCATCCAGCGAATTGATCCACGCGGTTGTATTGTTGACAAGCTGCGCCACAACCTCGTTAAGCCCGGCCTCGCCCACGGCAACCGCAAGACCTTTAAACGCCGCGTCGAGATTCGATAGCGCCGGCGTTATGTTGTTCATCTGATCCGCCATCGCGGAGCCGAATTGATTCTCGCCAAGGCCGAGCAAAAACTTTTGTATCTCGGCAGCATTGTTGCCGATCGTGGTTGTCACGCCTTGAAAGGTTAGCGAAACTTCGTCGCGATTCTTTTTCGCCTTAATCCCGAATTCTTTTAGCCGCTCGAATTCGCCGGTTGCCGCGTCCGCGACCGCTTCGATCATCTGGTCAAGTGACTTGCCGAGCGCCGACGCCGTATTGCCGTAAGAACGCAAAGCGCGCTCGGACGGATCGAGGCCGAGCGCCTTCAATTTAATAAAGCTTTGCACGACTTCCTGTAGCGCAAACGGCGTCGTCGTCGCGAAATTCTCGATCAAATCAAACGCGGCCGCCGCTTCTTTTGCGCCGCCCGTGACCGTCTTCAGGCTCGATTTGATCGTCTGAAATTCGGCGTTAACGTCGATAATACCCTTGGCGAGAAAACCGAAACCGCCGATACCAGCGAGCGCGAGCAAGCGCGTTTGCAGCGACGAGGCCGCGCCGCCGATGCTCGCCAGGTTCGAGCGAACGCCGAGCATTGCGGCGCGAGTGCGATCGCGCGCGGTCAGCAGGAATCGAACTTCTTCGGTCGTGCGCGCCATTAGCTAACGCTTTCCGTCTTGATTTTTAAATAGGCGTAATAGCCTAAAACCTCGCGGACCGGCAATTTCATAACTTCCGACGCTGGCCGCCCGATCGCCGATCCGTAATCGTAGCAGCAAAACAAATAGGCGTCGGTTTTCATTCCCCCGCTGATTCTCCGATAATTTCATCCATGCCGCCATCGAGGTCAGTTTGCATCAGAAAGGCGATCGCGCGGATAACCGAATAATCGAAATCGTGCATCAAGGATTCGATCGGCGTATCGCCAAAAACGAGCCGCCCCGATTTGTCGAGCGCGCGAAATTTCACGGTCGCGCAATTGCGCTCGACCAGGCCGCCGAAACCCTCGATGCGTTTTTGCGTTTCGCCGGTTAGCGGCCGCCAGTAAATTTCGACCGGCTCGCCGTCCGCGCCCTTCCACTCGCTCACCACGCAATGCGATAGCTTGCCCGTGATCGCGTCCGCCAGGTGCGCGCGGCCGGCGTCGGCAATGCTACCCATCAGACAACCGCGCCGACCGTCAGCACGCCGTTACCTTGCAGGCCAAACGTTTGCATGACCATCGACCCTTTTTCGTTGATCGCGCCACGCGACACGACGAGCGCCGAACCGGAGCGCGTTTCGTCGCCGCTCGTATCGCCTTCCGGTTGCAACGAAATCGTGACTTCGGCGCCGATCGTTAGCGCGCCTTGCCCGGTCGTGTCCGCCTTGTCCCACTTGCACTCGACCGTTGCGGCCCAAGACGTATCGCCCGCCGCAAAACCCTTGGCGGTTTCCCCAAGATCGGTATCCTCGATCGGGTCCATGGTTTCGTCGAGCGTAAACCGCGCGACCGACGCAACAGTATTGGCGCCGACTTTTACAACGCCATCATTTCCGACTACTTTCGCCACGTTTTTTACCTCGCTTTTTCAATGTTGGGGTTTCGACTGGCTTGCCGTCTTCGTCGCACTCAAACCAGCCATTGTGCTTTGCCGTGCCGACGCCCGATTTCGGCACGAGTATCGTCAGGCTCGCGCGTTCGTGCGCCATTCTTACAGTTGATTTCACAATTAATTCTCCGCGTCCGATTTGCTATGCTCGTATAAAACGCGCCAATTGCTGACCATCGCGGCAACCGGCAAATCGTGACTGTCGGATATTTCCGGCGCGTCGTCGCCGATCAATTCGCAATCGAAAACATAGGCCAGGCCGAGCGTCGGATTCGCGCGGATCGCCGCGAACAATTCGGCCGCGATCGCGTGTAGCGCGGTTTCCGGGTTTCCTAATTGCGTTATATGCGCGGTAATGCTAACCGTCATTTCGCGCACTAGCGTCGGCAAAATATCCTCGCCGTCGCTCGCGATATCGGCGCCCTTGGCGACCGTTAACGCCGGCAAGGTCGCGACCGGCCAAACGCGACCGCGCTCGACATTCGTGCCGGTCGTCGCCAGGCCGGTGACGGCGGTCGTCATGGCATCTAGTATGGATTCGGCGCGGTGCGTCATGCGGTGATTTGCTCCAAAATTAAAAGCGTCGTGCGCTGGCCGGCCTCGAGGGCGCGGACCGTGTATTTTTTTTCGGTCGATAGATTGCGATCGAAAATCAGAACCGACGCGACCGCCAGGTTAAACAGGTCGACGTCTTCGTTAACGATTCGAAGCCCGGTTCGCCGGCCGTTGACGTCGAGCGCGTTATCGAAATTTTGATCGAAGATGCCGAGCAATTCGCCCGACTGGCCGACCACGGCGACGCCTCGAGCAAAATCGTTTTGCTCGAAAAGGGCGCGAGTATCGGCTTCGGTTTCAATCATGGCGAAATCTCAAAAGTATTAGTATTCGGCCTGCCCGGCCCGGAGCTCGAGGCCCTGCAGCACCCTATGCAGGCCGAATAGTGATACTTTTATTTTTTCTCGTCTTCGAGAATTTCGCCACGGCTGGCAGCCTCGATAATCCGGCCGAGGTTTTGCGGCACGGTGACGGTTTCGCCCTTCTTGCCACGCTTGCCGCCTTCCAGCACGACGCCGTTTGACAATTTCACTTTCACTTTTTTCACTTCTTGCGCTTTTTTCATGGTTTGTCTCACTGTTCAGAGTTAAGCGAGGCCGACAAACTTCGCCGGCCTCGCATTGGTTAGCCCGGCAAATGCTAGGCGTCGATCGAGAACGAGCCGGCATGACGGACGCCGATATCGACGTCCTGAAATACCCGCAAGACCAGGCCGCCGCTCGTCGCTTTCGCCGCCTTGTCCGGCTCGACGTCGAGAACGCCCCACATGCCAATAATCACATCCTCGTAATTGCCGAATATGATTCGCTGCGCCGAGAGTTGCGTCGAAACGTGCAACGGGTAGCCGTTGGCCTCGCCGTTCTGATGCATGAAAACGCCCGAACCAGCGTCGAGCGTCGTCGTTTTCATCAGACCGGAAACCGGCGCGGTCGTGACATAGGCGAGCGTCCCGACCAGACCATTGGCCGACAAGACGTCGGTTTCGAATTCGACCAGTTCGGCATGCGTCGGAATCCCGTTTGCTACATCCGCGACCGTCGACGTACCGACGCCGGCGGTATTCGTGATGCCGGTCGGTTGACCGGCCGCGCCGGAGCCTTCGAAGCCCGCCAGGTCGAT